ATCAAAGTTGAATGATGACCCAGTTGTTTATGTTGAGATGGTTGCTGATGAAATCCAACAAGCAATCAACTCTGCTGAAGATGTGGATCCATACGCATATACTTGGATAGATGACGGGAAAGGTTCTACACAAGATCTACCACTCTATCTCCATCCAGCAACACCAACCGAGCGGCTGAGTAATGAGGAGATTGAGGGAATTTTCAAACGATTCGTGCGTAAATTTTATAACACTTGGGGTTATGAAGAAGGTTTACACTCAAATGATCTAGTGGACTTCGCAAGAGCCATTGAACAGAAGATTATGGAGAAGAATACATGATTAAGTCTTTTGTTACACGCCTGCTGTGTACGCACTATTGGGGCAAAGCAAGCCCCCATCCTATTTTGTGTGCGTACAATGTATATGCGTGCATTAAATGCGGCAAAAAGACTTCTAAGCATTCCCGTGACGGCGCTCCTATAAGTTATATTGAACGAAAGATTACGGAGAAGAATAAATGAAACACTCATACTCGATTGAAAAGCTCTACCACTTCACTTGCTGTAAATGTAAAGCGTGGTGGTCAATAGGAGACTGGCATCAGACTAGCTCATATATCACTGGTAAAGTGACATGCCCCCACTGTGGAGCAACGTCTAACTATAAAGAGAATGAAAAATGAGGCTGATTGATATGACCACTCAGAAGTGGGGGAGACTCACCCCGACAGAGTACGTAGGCGATCAACATTGGAGGTGTACTTGTGATTGTGGGGAAGTAAGCATATTCAATGGCGCTCATTTACGGTCCGGCAATACCAAATCCTGTGGGTGCCTGTACTACGATGTGATGGCTGGTAGTAGTAATGCAGGTAAACCTATCACACTTGATGGGATCACTTACCCTTCACGCACTGAGGCGCGAAGAGCTTATGGTATACACGTCTCATCAGTGCGGAGGCGGATGGATGAGTATGGGTGGTCATTGGAGAAAGCAATTACCACCCCATTGGGAGAAAGACGATGAGTGAAGAGAAGAGCTGCAACAATTGCAAACATCTTGGTACCGACTGTGCAGAGATTGTGGGGATGTGTAGCGACTACATCAAATGGGTACCAAAAGCTGAAGAAGAGAAGAGCTGCAACACCTGTAATTTCTCGTGTAGTGAGAAAGAAACTGATATTTGCTTTCAAAGCGGGCATAAGTGCTGGGTTGCAGAAAAGCCTCGAATTTCCAGTACTGATGAGGTTCCCACCCGTGAATCTGTGGAGCCTGCCGCCGGGGATGCAGTAGACCACCCGCGCCACTACACAAGTCACCCGTCAGGTGTTGAGTGTATCCAGATCACTGAGCATATGAACTTCAACTTAGGTAACGCGCTTAAGTACATTTGGCGAGCTGACCTGAAGCATGACGATGGTGGGATTGAAGATTTGAAAAAAGCAGAGTTTTATATCAAAAGAGAATTGAAAAGGAGAAGTAAAGATGTGTAGAGACGATTTAATGAACGCGCCAGAAGTAAAAACACTAGAGCAGAAGGTACTAAAGTGGGCCAAGGTGCGGGGGATATTGAATAAATCAACACCGAAAGATCAGTTTCTCAAGGTTACAGAGGAGCTGGGAGAGGTTGCAGAGTGTCTAGCAAAGGGTAAGCCACTAAGTGAACTGGAACTCGAGATCGGAGATTTGCAGGTTACTGTGATACTGCTGGCAGCTCTAAGTGGTACGTCTGCTGAGAGGTGCCTAGAGCGAGCGTACCACAAGATCGCGGACCGGAAGGGCAACGTGATTAATGGCGTATTCGTGAAGGATGGTGATTGATGGATTTAGGTCAGCAGTACATGGACGTGTACGCTGGAACAGTGTACACTATAGACTAACCTTCCTCCTTAGGTTGTTGTGAAGTAGATTGACCCTGACTAGCTTCGAGTTAGTCAGGGTTTTTTATTGGCACTGGTAAATCCTAAGAAGGTTTTGCGTGGCGGGGCAAATCAACATCAGAACGAGGGCCACAACAAACCCAAGTGCGATTGGTACTAAATCTTTCACTGCTGCATCTTCAAGATGTCTATCACCTCGTTTTTGCTGTCTATATGCTCGTTCAAGCGAATGTTCATTGTCTGAAGTAGCTCCGAGTCACTGTGCAGAGCTTCAATCGCTTCTGTATGTTCCTTCTGTACCCGTTTGAATTCAGCCTCTTCAGCCTCCTCTGTCTTGTTCCGTGATTCTACCTGAGTGTAGATTACAGAGCCGAAAGAAGCAGCAAGCAGAGCAACGATAGCACCAAACTTACGAAGAAAGTCGTCAATGGTGTCTTTCGCTGACTCTTCTTTGTCTCTTGCCCTTTCGATGTCTCCAACCCGTGCCGCAGTGCTGTGTGAAAATTCAACAAGGTCGCTGTTCTCGGTACAAAGTGAGTTGAGTGTCTGTGTGAGTCTGCCATAGAATCCATGGCGTGTTGTTGGCTTGTCATCGGATGGCCCTTCTATTTTCTCCATTCACCATCCTTATGCTACCTTCCTGACTATGCGAGCAACAGACATCAGAGTCTCTTTTGTGTTTTTACCCGCCCAAAATGCAGGTCCACCAAACTGATCAACCGCTTTGAAGTATAACCCAGCGCGGTGCAAGCGTAGAGGCTTGAGGGCCATACCAATAAATGATGTTTTCGACTCAATCAGCCGCACCATGTTATTCAGGAAGACTCGATCTGCCTCCTCTTTATCCTCTAGAGTCTCGCCAGCCCAGTACATGAAGTCGTGAATGTTCGCTGCTTCAGTGATTGACAGTCCCCATATAGTGTCTGGAACTAACCATCCAAAGTGGGCAGGTCCAGCGCCGTTACAGATACGCTCCTTTTCATCAGGGTTCAGGTCTTTGTATCCCTTCGGTGCGTATAAGATAGCCATTATTCAGGCCAGTCAATTACTGGTAGCTCTGGCTCAATCTCTTCATAGTTAGCTGGAGCATCGCGTGTACCTGCGTTCACTGCTGCGAGAATAGAGAGCAATGCTTCCCATGTCTGAGTCTGTAGCGTCTGCATGTAGATTGCTTCCAATGCCCACTTCTCGTTGGTTGAGTTGGTATAGTTCAGCAGACGATCAAGGCTCTTGTATCCACGCTCTTTAGCTACATCTTCTAAGCGTTGCTCTGTTGCCTCTTCGATTGAGACTTTGAGCGTTTCCAACTTCTTCGCCATGTAAGCCTCTTCATGTTCAGCCTTGGTTGTAGTGACTCCATCCTCTTCCGTATCTGAGAACATGTCCCTAATACCCCACTCCTCAACGGTGTTACCAAGCCCATCAGTAGTCACACCGTTACGGTATGCTGATTGAAGCTCAGTAGTCTCTGGCTTAGGTGCTGCCAGTACAGGAGTAATATCCAAGAACTCACAGACATTGGCATCAAAGACGCGCGGCAGTGAGGTGTTGGGGTTTGCTTTACGAATTTCACCTTGAGATTTCAGTTCATTCGTTTGATTGATTAAGTATTGCATTGTTGTTCCTTTAAGCAATTGCTAAGAAGATATATTCAGCACTGGTTACGTTGATGTTGGTAGCACTAACTTGATTCACAATAAACCCACTGTTATCAGGGTCAACAGAATCATCAGAAGTCACTTCAGCCGTTGTAGTGTTTAGGCTAAGATGAGGATCAGTGCCCGCAACAATTCCACGCTCTGAGTCCCACATGAACCAATCACCTGATGATACGATCTCAGTACGTTTGATGAGGATGAACCTAGCACCTGCACTGAAACCACAATCAATAGTTTGGTTAGAACCGTTACCTGTGTAACTACCGACCTTGCTGACACCTGCTAGAGTGGCGAATAGGAGGGCTATAAAAGAATTCCCAGAAGCATTAACCTGTCCCTGTGTTCCTAGTGTAAATACTGAATCTGTTGGCTCCGTATCGTTCCAGCGGGTTGAACTTACAAGTTTGTCATTGGTTAAGTTCAACCATATAGCCGAGGTAGCCGTTAGCGCAGAATGATAAACAGTCCAATGCTCAGAACCAGAAGTGCGGCTCTTCACAATCATCATCTCAGGCACAACAGTCAGATTATGAGCAACCTCTCTCCCTGCTAATCCATCACCCTCATAACAAACAACATCGAAGAACTGAGGGGCGCGTTTGAACATATGAGCATAATAGGTTGGGTATTCAGCGCCACCCCAATCACGCCAACCTAACATGTGCCCAAAAGCATCGGCATATGCTGGTTCTTCAGCGTCTGTGGCATTGGTTTTCATGCCTTGGTTTCCGGTCAACCTAGCTCCCGTTAGGTGGTTTGAGCCTGTGGTTACAGACTGAATCGCAAAATCAACAGGCCAACCACTATGGAACTGATACCCATCAGGAACATCACCATCTGCTCCGCTATGGCCTACAGCAAACACCTCATCACCACTCTCAGGCACTGCCATTGGGCGGCGTATTGCCATGTAGATGAAATTCTTATTAGCTGCAAAAGAACCATTGTCTTTAAATCCAGTGGCGGTTATAAAGAAACTTGTTGCTGCTTCCGCGTTTGAACTATTCGCTTGTAAATCTACAGCCCCACTTGTTTCAATAGCGTTTAACCCACGCATTGTGTCCATTATCTTCCACTCACTATTTACATCAGTGCCTTTTACTAATAGATACTGAGGCTCCCATCCTAGATCAACTTCATTCCCTACACCACTACCATCCGTGTCGTATTCACCACAAGCAATCAACCCATCACTACCATCACCACTAGGGCCGAGGGGGTCGTGGGCGTAGAGGTAGGCTACGTATTCAGCACCATTGGCGTTATTGATACCATACCCACTTGATACGACAAAGTTAGCATCGTCATGTCCTGTTGCTACTAAGGTTACCCCAAAAGAATTAGTTGCGTTTAAGTACCCTCCATCAGCGCCTTCTGATGTATGCCATACACCCCAATTGTCAGAACCATCAAGTCGCTTACATACGATCATCCCAGGCGCAACACCAAGATCATGCGCAATATTACGGTTACTTGTACCATCACCCGTATAGGTAACAACGTCAAAGAATCGTGGGGCTTTGCGGAATGTCCATGAGACGTAGTTGAAGCCACTATAATTTGTTCCGTTGTAATTCTCTCCTAATGTGAAACCGTCTGAGTTAAAAGCCGTGACATCCTTACCTGCTGGGTTGGTAGCTTCCGCATAGGTTGTGTTCGATCTGATTATCTTATCGAGACCACGCTCTGTATCATGGATGAGGTTACTGTTAGCGTTCCCTCTATCTTTAATCCAAACCATCCCACCTTCACCAGCAAGATCAATCCCGTTGGTTATGGTCTGAGTGGAGCCGTTGCCTTCGTAGAGGTAGGTAGAAAATACGTCCTCGATATTCAACCCACCGCTAGCCGTTGACGTACCACTAGCTGCGGCGATTGCTTTAGCTAGATTAGGCACTGGCAGCACTCCCAAGATACGCACCATATAGCGTGGAGCCTTCTTTCCAGAATAAAACCGCATCCTCTGCCGTCAGGGTCGGGGCAACATCACCCGCACTTGTGACCCAAGTTGTCGTAGCCCAAGTTACCGTGTAAGAAGCTCCTGCAACCAAGCGCAGCATTACAAACTGTCCTGTTGTGAGTGAGTCAGTGAAGGTCACGTTACCGGATAGTGTCTTGTATTGGACGCTACCATTGGCAGGGTCTAGGGCTGTACCTGTTAGGGGGTATACTGTTTCTGATGTTTCGATGAACGTACCCCCGTTGATCACTGGTGCAATCTCTGTGGTTCCGTCTAGACAATCATCCACATCGTCCCAATTGCCATTCAGCTTATCTCCCCATGTATCTTCAGAAGCACCATCTTCGGGTTTAGTGAAACCATAAGTTGTAGTGGTTGTATCAGCCATTTTTCAAATCCTCTAAATATTACCTTCGTAGACCCGCAATTTACTGAAGTCTCTGGACTTCAGCATCATCATTACAATATCGTTGCGAGCCTCTTTGTCTTCCCACTTGACTCCACGTTCCTTCATCACGGATGCCAGCAGGTCAAGATCAATAGTTCCGACCATTTGGGACTCACCGAACTTACCTCCGTGTTGCCGCATCTTCTCTGCGCGCTGGAGGTTTTGGGTATAGTCGTGAACTTTCTGGTGGACTACGCGATCATTCTCATGGTCGTAGTGTAGTTTCTCAGCTATCGTCGCCATTATCGCTCCCCATCTCAGCCTTGGTTCTACGCTTGCGGGTCTTGGTCACTTTGATGCGCGGATCACGACCTGCTTCTGTGTCTCCTGCGAGAACCATGTCAGCGAGACCGGAGTCTATAGATTCAACCTCACCTTTGAGGCATTTGCGCCCATTCAGGTAGATGTTGTTACAAAGAATTTCAGCTTTTACTTGAGCCATATTGTCCTCTCTGGTTTAACTATACCTCACGGCATAGGTAAACCCCCTCCGAAGAGGGGGAGTCTAATCGACTAATTAGCTGGTAGTACAGTCAAATACACCACCTGATGCGCCTTCGTTTTTAGCAACGAGGGTCAGCTCAGTGACAACCTGACGTTTGGTGTTATCACCGGTCTTAGCCAGCTCGTTGTTCTTAGTACCACGAAGAACACCGACACCCCACATATCATCCTGCAGGATAAGAACATCACGACTACGGTTCTCACGACTAGGCAGGAACTCAACAGTTCCCCAGGGAGTAACGTAAACGTCGAGGCTCTTAACAACCTTCTCATCACCAGCCTGTACTGTAGAACGCTGGTTGTTGTTACCGGTGAAACCCAGTGCCAGATTCATCTGGAAAGAGGAAAGGTAGACAGTGCTTGCCTTACCACCTGAAGCCCAGATCTCTTGCATCACAGTGTCGAAGTGAGCCTGAGTGAATGCCTCCTGAGTACCATCTGTACGTGCGTCAGTACCGTCACCAGTAGCATCTGCACCGGAAGTACCAGTATAGGTATTAGAGGTCATCCAAGCGGGTACACCTGCCAACTCACGGGCTGTAGTGGCATTACCAGCTACACGTGCGTTATTGTCAAACAGTGCCTTCTCAATGTCCAGTTTCTGCTCTTTGGCGATCTTGAGAGTCTGGTATGCCATTTCTTTGGCACGACCTGCCTTGTCAAGACCCTGGTCAGTGTCAGGAATAGTAACAGCGTTTTTGAAGATCTGAGTGTAGTTACCTAGACGAGTAGTTGCAGTACGTGCCTCTGCTGCGGTGTCGTCACCCTCAATGTGAGCATTAGCCGCTGAAGCGCGAAGTGCGTCAGTCTGCCACTCATGGAGGGTGTTGGTCGCTTTCATCTTAGTACAACCAGAATAGAACGGGGTCTCCTCTGGAGAAATGTCATAGATTACGTTTTCGAGGTCTTCACGAATGCCGACTGCATCGTATGAGTCAAAAGTATTGGTTGGTTGTGCCATTTTGAATATTCCTTAAAAGTTAAAGTTATGTTTCCATGATTAAACTGACAGCATCTTTAATGCTGCCGGTATTCTTCAGTTGCGCCTTTCGACGCTCTTGAGCCTTTCGCTTACCTGTACCAACTTTCTTACCACCTGGTTTAACGACTGGTTTTGCGCCTTTTGCTTTTCGATTCACTTTGCTTTTGCTCGCCATTAGCTTACGATACTTCAACGCATCATTCAGTAATCTTACCGCTCTATGGTCTGAAATACCACGGACTTCTTCATCAGTGAATCCGTAGTGTTCCTGACCACCTGCTGAAAGACCACCCCATAAATCTTGCGCCTTCTCAGGGTTTGCAAAATCTGGAATACTCTTCTGCAGTGCTTCCGCTTCTTTGGCAACGTGAGCATTGAAAGATTCTTGTTCCGCTACAGCCTGTTTATCGGCTACGGACTTCAAACCAGTCATCTGCTTACTGTACTCACCCATCGCTACGTCGTAACGAGCCTTCTGCTCCATGTACCCAATTGGATCATCATTCAGAAGATCAATCGGTGGCGCAGCAGGTTGGGTAGGCATACCCTGTCCACTCTGCATCTGTTGGTACAACTGAGCAATTTTCTGTTGCTCTGTCAAAAGGGATACTTTCAGTTCGTCCGCTTCTTTTTTAGCGGCAGCCGCCTCCTGCATTCCCTTCTGGACGTAACTTTGACCGGAATATCCTCGCTTGAGGTCGTCAAGGGTGACTTGAACTTCCTTACCGTCTACTTTGACAGTGAGTAATTCGGGTTCCTCTGGACCGGCATCGTCTATTTCGTCAACATCGTCCTCATCGTCATCCTCTTCATCAGATTCAAACTCTTCGGTATCTTCGTCCTCATACTCCTCTTCGTCTTCGATTTGTTCGTCAACAATCTCTTCCGACTCTTCAGTTTCTAACTCTTCCGACACCTCTGCTGGAGCAATTACTTGATCCAGTACACTCGTAATACTATCAGTCGTTCCCACGGTGCTGATCTCCTATTTACGATTACTTATCTTCTCATCCGTTAATACAGATTGGAAATGTTCATCTATTTTACCAAGCGCACGTACAATTCCGTGAGCCTCTTCCCTGTCCTCTATAGCAGAGGAAGGGTCCAAGAACACAGCAGCTTGCTGGTTCTTTACGTTCTGAATGACTTCCTTAAAGGTTTCATCACTCATCAATATCTTGATTCTATCAGCATATCCGGAATTATTCAAAAGTTGTTACCTTGTTGCTGTTGCTGACCACCCGGTGCTTCACGGGGTTCGTTCTGCATCTGTTTCAATCTCTCAATATTAATCCTTGAATCATACTCAGCTTGCATCTGTGCTTGCTTAATCATCAAATCCTGGTCCATCTTATCACGCTGTAGATCATCATTGGCGATTGCCTTATGTGCCTCTATCTGCATCTTCATCTGATCAGACTGTGATTTCTGCTGTGCCTTGATCTGTTCCGCTTGCAGGAACGCTTCTGCCTGTGGATCACCTTGCTGACCCTGTTGCGCTTGTGCCATTTGCTGCATGATCTGCTGCTCAATCTCCGGATTCATTTCTTTGTAATGACGATCCGTATTACGAATACCAGAAAGTGCCAGTATGTCAGCAGCAGTGTTGCGGATATTGGTAAGAGAAACAAGACCATTGTTCGGTCCCGCTGTCTGCCATAAACCCATCTGGAACTGCAGAGTGTTCTGGAGGGTCATCAGCTTCTCTTCTTCACGACCAGTACCAAGACCCACGTTCACGCTCACATCCATTGATGTGTTCCATGATGCAGGGTCTACCGGAATATACTGACCGTTGAGGCGCATCATCTGTTCCTCATCCGTATTCTCATTGATAAGTTTGAGGATCAGCTTGAACAGTTGACGCATTCCACCTTCAGCCAGGTTACGTGCAATAACCTCTACCTGTCCAGCAGCAGCACTCATTGTAGCGTTTACAGCAGCCTTGGTGGTGGACTGCATAGCGTCAGGATCAAGTCCCATAGACGCTTTAGTAACTCCTGTCTTCTGCTCTACGGCATCATCCATGTACTGAATAGCAGAGAGTGTCTGACCAGCAACATAAGGAACAGTGAGATCTCTGACCATACCTGGTGCGCGAGTGCGGACAAGTCCACCGATCTCGTTGTTCATCAGGTCATCAACATTCACCTGACCTTCTACGAACTCTGTGCGGGGACTGTTCACCAGTGCTACATTGTCCAGTACACCACGGAGCATTGCGGTAGACGCATCCTGATCGTTCATGATCAGATCAGCGATGGAGCGACCGAAGAAGGTGTGTGGTTCAGGATCTACTTCAAACACAGCAAACGGTAACTCACCCCAAGGTTCGTGGTCCAGCAAGTGATAGTTACCACCCAGCAGGGTCATCTTGTGCATCTGAGCCTGACCTGTGCCGTAAACATCGATTCTCATGTATGCTTCGGTGATCTGTACCAGTCGCATAGAAGGATCAGCAGACTCATCCTCATCTTGATGCTCATACCCTCTACGCGCAGTGTCTTCCTCGTTTAGCTGAGTATTGGTCGATCCTACACCTGCATATTGAGTAACCTCCTCTTCATCGTAACCCATCGCCACAATGTCACCAACCCTCATCTCAGTCTGGTGCGCTACAACATAAGCATCCTCAAGGGATCTCGCGTTGCGGTCTATAAGGAACTCTTCAGGAGGTACTGAGTCGGCGCATAATTTACCATCGGTTTTAGTCACATTGACCTTGAGACTGTACTCGGTAGGATTAACAACCATACCTGTCGGATCATCATAGGTGTTCTGTTCTTCTGAATATTCCAAGATCTCCACATTATCCTGTGAAGCGATCATGTAATACTCTTCCTCAGAGAGATTGTTCAGATCATAAACCTCTGACTCAGAGTAATCTTCCCAATACACTTTAACGATTCCCGTCTTCTTAACCAGTGCATCGTGAAACGCATCATTAAGTAACCGATACCCGCCTATCTCGTTGAGAGCATAGTGTGCGTACTTGGTAGCCTGTTCAGCCGCAGATACGTCCTCCGGACCCTTTGGTACATATTCCACGAAGTTATCAGTGGAGAGGAACACACGCATCAGAGAAGGTTTAATTGCACGAACCGTGTCACGCACTTTCGTAGCTACAACCTTGGAACGACCATCTTCTTCACCTATATCGACCTTACCATCGAAGTACCGTTGAGCCTTAGTGCGATCTTCTGAGATCTCTTCGTCTACGAAGTCAATAGCGTCTTTGACAGCTGATTGAACAATGCTCTCAATAGTACGTTTATCCATCTTTCCTTGCGGCATTATCTGGTTTCCTCTATTTCTGGAACAGGTTTAGCTCCTGTGTACACATACGACGGGAGAATTTCTCCCATAGTATTAACCCCATCAGCCAACAGTTTAGTGATTCTTTGGTCTGGGGTAAACCCATGTATCTTCAAAGCATCAGCGGTCTGTTTTAATTTCATCATGCCTTCGGGGTCAGTGAACAACTCCATCATTGTATCATCGAGTTTACCACCTCTGCGAGCATCATGTGACTTGCTTGCGACACGGAACACTTTCATGACCGTACTCGATATACGATCTCTAGCTTGTGATGTCAGATATGAAAAATCTACTCCAAATATTTGAGATCTCGCTTCTTTACTCGCAATAATCTGTAGATTGTCCAGTCCTGCCTCACGTATAGCATCCATTACTTTCATCATGCCATTCACGGATTGCTGGTATCCAGTACCCATGATCTTACCAACAGTGAATCTATTTTTTACGTCGGTCATGAATGCGTAAGCACCACCTGGTTTCGTATCAGCGAAATGCACTAACTCTGCTCGCAATGCTTGCTTGACCGCCTTCGATGATTCCTTATCTATCATGCCTAAATCTGAAAATAGATCATCTAGTTTACTCTTATCGCTGAACAAATCCCTTACCATTTTGTCATAATCTATACCTGCTATATCACCAGCCTGTGATAAGAAATGCTTCCCTATCTTATCTTGCTGTTGCTTATATGCGGAATCAAGTCTACCTTTTGCCGCGAATAATCGACTATGGTCGTCAACAATACCCGTTAATTCGTTCCGTAGACCAGGGATTTCATCGATAATCTCTCTCTTTCTGTGAATGTATTTATTCAATGCTTTAGCATCAAGTGACCCGTTTGTTGTGACTTTATCATATAGGTCAGCAATCACCGTATTACGTGCGATAACCTTACCTTGATCATCCGAGACGTTCAGGAATCCTTGCATTGCTGATTTATTTTTAAGGAGCACCGGAGCAACTTCTTCAAAATACTTCTTCGCTCCTATTTCTACAATACCCTGCTGACTAAAAGGTACACCGAGTCGTTGATAAAATTCGGCATCTGTATCAATC